CGCTCCACGGACCGAGACAGAACCTGAAACTCCGTCCGATAGCCGGACCGAGATCTCCGTCCGATCAGCGGACCGAGAGAGTCCTCACCATCGGACGGAGTTGACCCCAAAACAGCCCGACTCCGTCCGACCATCGGACCGAATAAGGCCCATTTCGACCCCCAACTCCGTCCGCCCACCGGACACGTCTAAGAATCTGCCATCAGGTACAGGCCCGAATGGCAGTTCCACAGTCCGCGCTGATGACGGTCCCAGTGCTGCTGATGGGAGTGTGCAAGCACTGCTCGATCGGGTGCGCACGGCCGGCGCTTCCGTGACCACCGATGGAAGTGGGATCAGGATCCGCCAGGGTAATGGGGAACTGCCCGCCGATCTCGTAGGCGAGCTACGAGTGCGCCAAAAGGAGATCTATCGATTCCTGATGAATGGGGACGGCCATGACTCGGCAGCCTGATTGCTGCCCCGCATGCACCCGGGCGCATCGCCCCTCATCGCCCGGGCGCAGTGGGCGCCATCCCCATGGTGTGCACGCGCCTCCCCGGAGTCGGCATTAATGCCCAAGCCGAAACTCTCGGGAGCACAGAGGAGAAAGCTGGCCAAGCACCGCGCGGCCGCGCGATTGCAGCGCGCGGGGGGCGAGCGCCCGTTGCGCGCCGAGCTGCTGCCGCCTGTGCGCATCGAGGATTTGGAAGGCGTCCGGGCGTACCGGCACGAGATGAACCGCCTCTATGCGCTGATGCGCAGCGGCGATCTGGCGACAGAGAACGGCACACGCATGGTCTACGTGCTGCGCGAGGCCGCCAATCTGGCTCGAATCGAGGAGGAGCTGCAGCTCGCGGGAGCCATTCGCGCTGAATTGCTGAAGCTCAATACCGATCGCACCTTCGAGCTGCTGCCCGTCTCGCCGGAAATTCCGCCCGCCGATCCGGCGACACCGTCACCTATCAACATCGAGGGCCAGTCGTGAGCCTATACGGAAAACCATATCGAAATGGCTGCACCCGGAGTCTATGCATTCAGAGGCTTATGAAAGCCATACTGGCGCATACGAATACAGTTGAATACCGTATAGGCGGGAGGTATCGTCCATGCAGGAATTCACGGCAGAGGATCTCGACATGGGCAAGGGCAAACGGGTTGCGTTCTACCTTCGAGTCAGCACTGGCTCGCAGACCGTCGAAAATCAGCGCCGAGAGCTTGCTGCAGCTGCTGAACAGCGTGGATGGACCGTCATCGATCTGTACTCGGACAACGGCGTGTCGGGCGCCAAGGGCCGCGATCGGCGACCAGCCTTCGACCGTATGTGCAAAGACGCGGTCGCCGGCAAGTTCGATATCGTCGCGGCCTGGTCGGTTGATCGCCTGGGCCGCTCGGTGCTGCACCTGGCGCAATTCGTCGAGGACCTGCGGGGCGCCGGTGTGGGCCTGTTCCTGCTCAAGCAGGGCATCGACAGCGAGACACCGACCGGACGCGCCATGCTCGGCATGTGCTCAGTGTTCGCCGAGCTTGAGCGCGAGATCATCCGCGAGCGCATTCACTCCGGATTGGCTCGTGCCAAGTCAAAGGGCAAGATCCTGGGCCGTAGGCCGGTCAGCTCTCGCACCGAGGAGCGCATCCGCGAGCTGCGCGAAAAGGGTATGGGCAAGCTCAAGATCGCGCGCACGCTCGAGTGCGGCGTCAGCACCGTGCAGCGCGTGCTCGCTGCGGCGGAAGAAAACAACCGCCAGGCGCTCAGCGCATGAGCCACCACTGGGGCATCGCGGGACTGGTGCTGAACATGGCGGGGGCGCTGCTGCTGATCTGGTGTCCGCCAACAGTACGCACATACACGAGAGAGGGCTCGGAGCAGATCAACTTCGTCAACAATCCGAAGCCGGAGAACCGCCGTCGCTACCTGGTCAGGGCGTGGGGCTTCCGCGTTGCGATCGGAACCATCGTCCTTGGCTTTCTCCTTCAGCTGATCGATCTGCTGACCGCCTAGCCGCGGAGCCGCGCCTCGAAGGCGCCACGATCACCACTTCCGACGCACCGATACTGCGGCCGGAGAATGCGCTGCCCATAACGCTCCCTATTGCGTCAGGCGAGGGATCTCCTGACAACGCGTTGCTGTGTGGACAGCGCCTAGTGCAGATCCAGCTTGGGGCTGCCGCGACACTACACCCGACTCGGATCGATGCCGGCTGCGCGCAGCGCCTTCTCGAACCGATCGCGGTGGAATTTCAGCATCAAAATCTTGGAGTAGGCACCCCACAAGCCCCAGGCGACGAGGCCGCCAACGATGACGTAGCTCATCGGGGCGTTGCGCTGGATGTGCTCCCAGACGCAATAGGCGGCCACGGATCCGCCGATGAACATGCCCGTGTCCTCAGCGCTTGGCCCGAGGCGATTGAAGATAGACATGGTGATCCTCCCGCCTCAGTAGCCTACGCCACGCCGACGTTGCTGGTGCGAGGTGCAGCATGACGCTCGGCACATCCTTGGCGCGCACCGTGGCGGCCGCCCGCGCGGTTTTGGATCAGCAGCATGCCGCCCACAGTACGCCCACCATCGTCTGGCGCGGCCTGAGCGAGCCCGATTCGGCCTTCGCGCAGCGGTTGCGCAACATCCGCGCGCAGCTGCCCGAGCACATCGCGCTGCTGGCGATCACGCCCCCCTGTCCGGTGAACATCGTCGGCGCGCGCCTGGTGCTCCTGGCGCCGAAGCTGTTCGCGCTGCTGCACCCGCACGTGCCAAGTCGCTATCGGGTGGGAAGCGGCGGCCGCGGCTCTGGCCGTTCCTACAGTTTTGCGACAGCGCTGGTGCTGCGCGCGCTCACGCGCAAGACGCGCATCCTTGCCTGCCGCGAAGTGCAGCGAAGTTTGCGCGAATCTGTCCATCAGCTGCTGTGCAGCCGGATCGAGGCCTTAGGCCTGACTCCATGGTTTGACCTGGCCGAGCACTCGATCAGCTGCGTGAACGGAAGTGAGGTCATCTACGCCGGCCTGAAGGATGATCCGCGCAAGCTCAAGTCGATCGAGGACATCGGGCTGGCCTACGTCGAGGAGGCCGAAGGTATCAGCGACCGCAGCCTTGAGATCCTGATTCCCACCATCCGCGCCACTGGCAGTGAGATCTGGCTCAGCTTGAACCCCGACAGTCCTGAGGATCCCGTGTACAAGCGGTTCATTGCTGCGCGGCCGCCCGATTGCCGGTACGAGCACGTGACGTTTGCCGACAATCCGTGGTTTCCGGCGGAGCTTGAGCGCGAGCGCGCCTATCTTGAGTCGGTCGATGACGATTCATACCAGCACGTCTGGCTCGGCAAGTGCCGACAGGTCAGCGATGCAATCATCCTGCGCGGCAAGTTCGTCGCCGAGGAGTTCGAGGTGCGCGCCGAGTGGAGCGGACCGCATCACGGCTTGGACTACGGCTTCAGTCGTGACCCCTCAGCGGGCGTGCGTCTCTACGTGGACGATGAGGCGCGCGTCCTGTATGTCGATGCTGAATTCTGGGCACTCAATATGGACATCGATGCGCTGCCCAAAGCGCTTGAGGCCTCAATCCCTGGCATCGGTCGCCACGTGGTACATGCGGATGCTGCGAGACCTGAGAGCACTAGCTTCCTTGCACGCCATGGCATTCCGAATGCGCGCAGCGCCGCGAAATGGGCAGGCTCAGTCGATGATGGCATCGCGTACCTACGGAGTTTCGCCAAGATCGTGGTCAATCCACGCTGTAAGTACTTCCTCGATGAGTGCCGCAGCTACAGTTTCAAGGTCGATCGGCTCTCAGGCCTGCCGCTGCCCGAACCACTTGACAAGAGCAATCACTTGATCGATGCGACGCGCTACGCACTGGTCAACCTGATCCGTAATCAGCCGAGCGGTACATTCTTCTCGCACAAGGCGCTCTTGCTCGATGGCGAGCCTGTGGATTCTTCCGAAGCGCAGAACCTGCGGCCCATGCAGCTCTTCGCAACGGTCGCTGCGTGCGATCGGCCAGGAAGCGCGGTTGGTCTGATCTGGTGGTCGTACTGCCAATACTACGAACCGCACGAGCGGCTACGCGTCCTCGACTACGACCTGGTCGAGACGGAAGACGCGGTGTCGGTAGAGTGGTTCGCGAAGATATTCGAACGTGGCCGACAGCTGCGCGCCGAGTGGCGCATCGTGGGCGCGGGGATGAATGTTCATCTCGAGGAGGGCGCCTTATTCGACGCGC